AAGAATTGGAGAATATCTGTATCTTATAATTTTATACAAGTATGAGTTTTAAGAAAAATAAATATCAAGTTATACGTTCAGCCATATCAAAAGAAGTAGCAGACATAGCCTATAGGTATTTACAAATATCAGCTGAGGCAGATAATTGGATGTTACAGAATGGTGTAACTCATGTGGGTAATAAACTTGTTGGTAATTTTAACGATCCACAAGTTCCAAACTCTTACGCTAAATACAGCGATAGATTGATGGAGACATTACTTGTTAAAACTATAGCGGTAATGCAGAAGAAGACAGGACTTAAATTAGTACCTACTTATTCTTATTGTAGGCTGTATAGAACAGGCAATATTTTAAAAAGACACAAAGATAGACCTAGCTGCGAAATATCGACTACACTAAATCTAGGTGGGGATAGCTGGCCTATATTTATCGATCCTACTGGGTCTGACAACGTCATAGACGAGCGTAAGAACATACATAAGCCTGGTGCACCCAAAGGTATAAAAGTTGACCTAAAACCAGGAGATATGCTTATTTACTCTGGATGCGAGTTAGAACACTGGAGAGAGCCATTTGAAGGTCAATTATGTGGTCAAGTATTCCTGCACTATAATCATGCAGATGGAAGGTTTGCAAAGTCCAATTTGTATGATAAAAGACCTATGCTAGGAATAGTCAAATAACGTTGAATATCAACGCAATCTAATATAATCTGGAGATCTATGCTACAAAAGATAGGATTTGCACCTGGAATCAATAAACAAATCACAGCCACAACTGCTGAGGGACAGTGGATTGATTGTGATAACGTTCGTTTTAGATATCAAACACCTGAAAAAATAGGTGGTTGGAAGCAATTAGGTGCCGATAATATGACTGGTGCAGCAAGAGCCTTGCATCAATTTACTAATAGCACAGGTAGAAAGTATTCTATTATAGGATCAAACAGAATATTGTATGCTTATTCAGGTGGTGTGTTCTATGACATACATCCAATCAAATCTACAAACACTTTATCAAACGCATTTAGCACAACTAATGGATCTGCAACTGTTACTATAAACTTTTCTGGTGACCATGGTATTCAAGCAGGAGATATTGTTTTATTAGATAACTTCTCTTCTATTACAGATTCAAACTTTGGTGCATCTGATTTTGATGACATAAGATTTATGGCTACAACGGTGCCTACATCAAGCACAATTACTATTACAATGCCATCAGCAGAAACAGGATCTGGTGCAACGCAATCGGGTGGTATTAGAGTTCAACATTATTTTAGAGTAGGACCAGATGTACAATCACAAGGTTTTGGTTGGTCTCTTGGATCTTGGGGTGGACAACAAGTGGGAGCTTTTACTACAGTTTTATCAGGAGACATAGATGCATCTACAACAACAATAACATTAAATGATGCATCACAGTTTCCATCATCAGGTACAAACTTTATACAGATAGGCACAGAAGAAATATCCTACACAGGTATATCTACAAACACATTAACCGGTGTAACAAGAGGTGTAAGAAACACAACAGCAGCATCACACTCGTCTGGAGCCACAGTTACAGATACATCTGAATTTATCGCATGGGGTGAGGCAGCATCAGGAGACTTAATTGTTGATCCTGGTATGTGGTCTATTGATAACTTTGGTGACAAAGCAATTTGTTTAATTGTCGATGGTCAGTGTTTCGAATGGAACTCTGCAGCTACCGATGCTACTAACTCTAGAGCCACGATTATATCTAATGCACCAACAGCATCAAGACACATGCTTGTATCTACACCAGACCGACACTTAGTATTTTATGGTACAGAAACAACGATTGGTGATCAATCAACACAAGATGATATGTTCATTAGATTCTCTGCAGTTGAGGATATTAACACTTACACACCTACAGCAACCAATGACGCTGGTACACAGAGACTGGCTGACGGATCACGGATCATGGGAGCAATTAGAGGTAGAGATGCAATCTATGTATACACAGACACAGCACTATTTTTAATGCGTTTTGTTGGTCAACCTTTTACATTCTCGTTTGTACAAGTAGGTACGAACTGTGGATTGGTTGGTAAGAACGCAGCGGTAGAAGTAGATGGCGCTGCATACTGGATGTCGGAGAATGGTTTCTTTAGATATGCTGGTGCTTTAGAATCATTACCTTGTTTGGTAGAGGATTTTGTATACGATGATATTAATCTAGACTCTGGTAATCAAATGATTGCAGCAGGTCTTAATAACTTGTTTGGTGAAATTATGTGGTTCTATCCAACTTCAAACTCTGCTGTTGTAAATAAAATGGTTTGCTATAACTACTTTGATTCTTCACCACAAAGACCAATATGGACAGTGGGTACTTTAGCTAGAACAGCTTGGGCAGATTCAGCTGTATTTGGTAATCCACATGCATTAGAATATGATGCTGATGGTGTAGAAGGTGCTACTTCATCCACATATGTGCAAGGTAATACAGACGGTATCTCAACATATTATCAACACGAAACAGGAACTGATCAAGTTAAAGGTGGTGCAGTAACTGCTATTACAGCTAATATACTATCTGGAGATTTTGACATAACACAAAGAGTTCAAAGAGGAACAACTTCTTCTATACCTGATCTTAGAGGAGATGGAGAGTTCTTAATGAAGATAAGAAGATTTATACCTGACTTTGTATCACAAACAGGAACAACTAGAGTAACATTAAACTTAAGAGATTTTCCAAATGACACTGCAACAAGTTCATCTTTAGGACCGTTTGATATTACGTCAAGCACAAAGAAAGTAGATACACGAGCTAGAGGTAGAGCCATAGCAGTTAAGATAGAAAACACAAGCACTTCTCAAGATTGGAAGTTAGGAACATTTAGATTGGATATACAAGCAGATGGAAGAAGATAAAAAAATAACAGACTTTATAAAACCAAGTGTTGAGTTTACTAAATCAGGTAGACAAGACATACCAAATACTCCTTTGGAAATAGATAAAACAGCTTTAAATGCTTTAGTTGAAGCAGATATACCAGTAACGGATAAATTAAATATCATTGCCAATATTTATTATGGAAAAAACAGAGATCAAATTTTTTTTGATAACCAAGAAATATTTGTTGATGAGGGTAGAGGTAAAAGTAGAGATGTAGGTATTAAATATAATTTTGACGACGATGATCAAGGTCTAGGGCTATTGCTTAAAAAGAATATTGATACAGGTGAAGATGAGGCCAGGCTTAGATTTTTAAAAAAATTTTTATCCGGAGGAATGGTATAATGGCAAAGATAGTACAAGTATTGACAAGACCCAGTGAGACTTACAAACAATCTGTAGCTGATGCACAGGTTAGAGATCTCGATGGTGTTATACAAAAATTAAACACAACGTATCAACAAGAACTGAAGGATGAAGTAGACGCACAAAACTTCTTTTTAAATTAATGGCTAATAGTTTTATAAATGCAAAAGTAGATCTAACAACAACAAATTTAACAACACTGTATACAGTGCCGTCATTTAAAACATCGGTTGTTAAATCAATTTTGGTATCGGAAGATTATGGCTCAGGTGCTAATATAACAGTGACTTTAGTTGATGCATCAAGTAATATATTTAGCTTATTTAAGACTAAGGCTGTATCGTCAAATACCACGATAGAGTTATTAACTCAGCCTTTAATACTAGAGGCCGGAGAAACAATAAAGGTGCAAGCTAGCGATGCAAACGAATTGCATGTGATAGCTTCAATACTGGAGATAGAACCAAGAGAGGTAACAACATAATGCAAACAATAAAACCAGAGAAAATAATAACAACTATATCTAACCTTAAAACAGGTGAGGTATATAAATCAGAGGACGAATGGAAGGCTAAAAACGTGCCAGAAGCGGAGATAAGAAGAGATGTTAAAGTAATCATGCCTTCGCTTGATTTGTTCCCTAAAACCAAGTAATGTAATAAAATGGCGATAACTAGATCACAAATAGCACGACAATTACTAGCAGAAGGTGGAGCACCTAGAAAAGGTTTTATGTTTGGTGGCCCTGGAAGTGGTTATGGGTCAGCACAAGATACTTTTGATGCAGCAGGAGGAAATCCAGGAGCTTACGGTGGCCCTAGTCGAAGTGATCCTCCAGGAGGCGGAAGTGGTAATGGAAGCGACAACGATCCAATGATGAAACCAGGGCCAACAGGAGCTACCTTTCCTAATCTTAATAAAGTAACACCAAAAGATGTTTTTAAAGTATCGGCCACCAATCCATTATTGTATAGAAGTAATTTTGAAAGAGCCGCACTAGCAAGCCTACCTATTTTTGGACCTATTATTACTGCGGGTGAACAGAATGCATATAATTTTCCAATGTTTCAATACAGTAGAACAGGTGGAGGCGATAAATTTAAAGATGACGATGAATATACAGACGACAATAATATTGTAAAACCTATGATGCCTATGATTCCAAAACTACCTACAGACATAGAACCTGAAAAAAGTGATTACGATGAGTTTGTACAAAGATTTACATTACCAGAACAATACAGATTAGCTAATGGTGGTGAAGTAAGACAAGCATATGGTCTAGGTAAGTTAGTTAAAAAAGTTACAGGCGCTGTTAAAAAAGTTGCTAAATCAGATTTAGGTAAAGCAGCTTTATTAGCCACTGGTGCTTATTTTGCTCCGGCGGCTTTTGGTGGAACAGCAGGTTTTGGAGCTGGGAGCACATACGGAAGATTTTTTAGTGGTCTTATGAATCCTAATCTTATTGGACCTTTATCAAAAGCTGGTGAATTTGGTAGATTTTTATCGGGCACGGGAAAAGGTAAAGCAATATTAGGTATTGGTGCAGCGACAGTAGCATCAGGAATATTAAGCCCCAAACAAGAAGAGGAAGTAGACTCATTATCTAGTAGAATAGCTGACAATACAGGTATCGATGTAGCGCAGATTAGAAAAGAAGTACAAGAAGCTTACGCATCCGGTAACACAGAAAAATTAAAAACTAAATATCCTTTCTTAATTACTGAATCAGCTGCTGCAGCTGATGGCGGCAGAATAGGTTTTGACAATGGTGGTATTATGATGGCTTCTAATATACAAAACGACAGAATATTAGAGGATCTTTTTGAAAAATATTTAGACATGGGACTATCTCCAAAAGATGCAGAAAAAGCAGCTCGTCAAGAATTTGACAGAATGAGTAAAAAACAAGATACGGATAGAACTATGGCTGCTGGAGGCGGAATGATGAATCCAAATGATGAGATGTTGAATATGGGTGGCAATGAAATGGACCTTAGAGGTGGTGGATTTGTTCCTATTGGAGAGTATGAGAAGAAAGACGATGTGCCAGCAAGATTATCAAAGAATGAGTTCGTATTCACGGCTGATGCGGTAAGAGCAGCAGGTGGAGGAAGTGTTGATAGAGGCGCAGATTTAATGTATAAAACAATGAAACAACTGGAGAATAAAGTAGTCTAATGGCAATCACAGAATCACGAGTATTACCCCCGCAGTTTATTGAAGATCTGGCAACAGATTATGGTAAGCAGTTAACAGCGTTAACGGCTCAACCTATTGATACATCTAAAATTGCACCCTCAGTTGCAACACAAGACCCATTACAAACACAAGCAGCCACATTAGCTCAACAAGGTATTGGTTCTTACCAACCTTTTGTTACAGCAGCGCAACAAGCGGGTACAGATTTTGGTACAGGTATTGCACAGGCACAAGCATTAACAGGTACAGGAGCAGGCACAGGTGCAGGATCTATTGCATCGTATATGTCTCCATACCAATCACAAGTTATCGATACAACTCTTGCAGAATTTGATAGACAAAAATCAATACAAGAACAAAATATTAAATCACAACAAGCAGGTTTAGGACAATTAGGTGCTGGCAGAGCAGGTGTACAACTTTCTGAGTTTGACACAGGAGCGGCAAGAGAAAGAGCTGCATTACAAGCTCAATTATTACAACAAGGTTTTGGTCAGGCACAATCTGCTAGACAACAAGATTTTTTAAATCAGCAAAGTTTAGCTGGTGAACAGTTAAGAGGTGGACAATTTCAAACAGGATTAGCTTCATTAGTTCCAGGGTTAGAGGCTTCAGACATACGTACTTTAGGATCAGTGGGCGCTGTCCAACAAGCACAAAATCAAGCGGTGCTAGATGCACAAAGAGAAGCAAATAGATTAGAAGCGTTTGAACCGTATGAAAGATTAAATACGTTTGGATCTGGTATTGCACAAATCATGAGCGGATACCCAGGCAGATCACAATTTACATCTGTTCCAAATCCAACGCCGTTACAAACAGCGTTAGGTGTAGGTTCAACGTTATCCGGAATCTACGGTAACATCATGGGGCCTGTAAGGATTAAAAGCTAATGAAAAATAGAATATTAAAAAGACCGATGTTCAGAATGGGCGGTGATGTAGAGAATACAGGCATCATGGATGGTATGCGTAATAGATATGCAGAGTCTGATCCAAAAGGTGTGCAGCCTAAAAGAGAGCCAATGTTATTTAGACCAAGCATGAATGATTTCTTAATTCAATTTGGTTTAGATCTTGCAACAAGACCACCAGGAGGCAATATATTTCAAACGGCATCAGCTGCAGCAAAAGAACCTTTTGCAATAATGCAAGCTAAGAAAATGAGAGAAGGAGAACTCGAAGGCGATAGAGCATTTCAAAGAGAATTACTACAAGAAAAATTAGAAGGTCAAAAAGAAATTGCACAAATTGGTGCAGGTATGAAAAATTATGAAACATATTTAGATGCAGGATTAAAACGATTTGGTAATGATATTATCATGGGAGAAAACTTTGCTAACTTCATGACCAAAGTAAAACCAGAATTAGACACTACATACGGTAAATCTCAGTTTGGTGGCTTTATACAAACAGACTTAGATAAAAAAGATGCTAAACAAAAATTCTTAAATAAAAACAGTGGTAAGATAGGTAAAGTTTTCTACGATCTTAAACAAGATAAACTATTTCAAATCGTTCAAAGAGATGATGTTATAGGTCTTCAAGAAGTTACACTTTCTAATATATCTGATACAGAGGGAGAGGTTCAACCAGTACCAGCTGAAGAGAAAACAGTGACAGAAAAAAGAAACGAATATAGAGAAAAAATAAATCCAGAGTTAGAAAAAATAAGAGAAGAGAAAAGAAAAGAACTCGAAGAAAAATTTGGCGTTGAAGACGACGTAGATATATAGGAGGATAAATGGCAGAGTTCATTCCTCTAAGCACTCCAGAAAAAAACAGTGATGCAAGTTGGTACACAGCTATAGGTGCAGGTCTAGTGTCTGGTGTAATCAAAACCGTAGAAGGTGTGGTATCTCTTGGTGCAGAGCTTATTGACCTTGGTGCAGATTCTAATGTAGCAGCGGATGTAGAAAAATTTTTTGATAAAGTAAATATATTTGAAGATACAGCAGACGATAGAGTTATAGGTAAACTTACCGAAGCTCTAGTTTCTATTGGTATACCTGGAGCTATAGGTTTTAAAACAGCAACTAAACTAGCCGACAAAGCGTTAAAAGCAAAAAAAGCTGGTAATTATGCTAACTTTAAATCACCAAGTGTAATGAAAGGTTTAGACAAAGCTAGATCCTTAAATAGCAGAATAGATAAAAGACTTGGATTAAAACCTGGAAGTACGACTAGGTTTCAAGCTGGCGTTTTTGGCGGTGCAGCAGGAGAAACATTTGTAGCAGATGTAGAAGACATAGGTTCTTTTGGTGATTTGTTTCAAGGTGGACCAACACAATTAGATAGAGACGAAACAAAAGGCAGGGATGATGCTGCTAGAAAATTGATGAACAGAATTA